GAATACCCTGATAGGATAACTGTTAGTTTCTTTAACAGCCCTAAAAGATTAGCCTTAAAAGTGAAATCCTTATCTACAAAGTAATGCAGGTAAGTCCCAAGAACATGGTCTATCATCAGCACGAATAACACGCCATAGAGGAAAGACAAATCCGTAGTATAAAGCCCTGAAAAATACTCAAACACCGAAACCGCCACCGCAGGAAGCATACACAATTTGAACGAAGCATTTATCTTCACAAACAGCCCTCCTCTGTACAGCAACACCAAATTATTCAAAACAAACTCCCTAATATTCATCATTTTAAACTTAAAAATTGTATTAAGCTCAAAAATAAATACTCCCTATTTCTCTACTAAATAAAAAAAGCCCATTTTTAGAGCGTATCTAAAAATAGACTTTTTAAAAGCGGTTTTTAATTATTTTTGGGTCACATTGGTTATTATTCCGTTAGTTACATCTATTTTGGTAGTGATGTTATTTTCCCCCCATCCACTTGAGTCTTTCACAACAATACTAAAACTACCTGTATATCCCTTTTTTCCCAGCACACGAATATCTCCTTGTATAATATCTAAAGCGATATTTTGCCTTTGGTTGTTTTTCGCTTCTAACTGCAAGGCTACATTTTCATCGTTGGTAAAAGCGATTTTAGGAGTTCTATTGTGTTCTACTTTCATTGCAGCACCTACATTTTTAGGGTCTGATGAAACTGTGGTAGTTCTTCCTATTGAAACCTTCTTATAACCCGTTCCACCTATCAAATCATCATCATCATAGTTTTGAGTTATTCCAAACATTTCATCACTTAGATACATATCATTCTTGCCTCTTTCACCAGCAGTCAGCCAGCCTTCTCTTATATTGACTCTTCCTATCTTCCCCTCTCGAGCATCTATTTTACCTGAAATATCCGCATTTTCAGCAATCATCTTACCATTATCCAAAACCCTGAAAGGTGCGTTGTCTTTGTTTTTATAACCAGTTCCAGCGCCAAACCTTACACTCTCTCCTCCCTTGTCAGTAACACCTGAAATAAAAGCATTCTGATTGTCTTTGTCATCCCCAACAGAAATAATATTAGAAGAAACAAGACCGCCCTTAATAGATGTAAAATTATCCGTTTTTTTCTTAATATTCCCTATATCTGCATTTACATGCTCCCCTGCTTTTACGGCAATTTCTTCTACATTTATAAGGGTAGATTTGATTTTTCCGCCCTCTATAATGGTGTTCCCCAGCATTCCTTTCTCTACATTGGAAGTAGTTGTCCCATCAGGCATTACGAATGTAATCTTCCCTGAAATCTCCCCTGTATCCAAGTCTAAATAAGTCTGCCCATTTAAGGATTTTATTCTTCCAGCTGTGATTTGTCCGCCATGCATCGTTACATTGCCATACATCGCCTCTGCCTCTCTCTTTCCTCCCTTTGGTGTGTAAAGAAGATAGCAAAGAAAATAATAATAATCTGGCATCTCATCAAACTTGATTTTGTCTGTTGTAATATGCCAACTTCCTGATGTTCCATTTTTCTCTACTTTGGCATAAACATAATACACTATATCCAGCAGGTTCTGTTGCTGCAATGGTAAAAGCTCCCAAACCTTAATATCCTCTGCGATAGAGAAATGAACCAATCTTCCTCCACTAATAGAAACATTGGCTGGCTGTCCATTTACATTTGGATTCAAAACCACATCCTCCAGTACAAGATTCTGACTTCTTGCCCCTACGCTTAACATATTGGTATCAATAGAGTGCGGTTTGATATGTTCAGGGTCAAAATGTCCATCGGTGTCAAAAATGCTGTCTTTCAACTCCAAAATGTTTTTGTAGCCGTTTTTGTAATTCTCCCTGATAACCTGTGTTTGAGATTTTACCACCTTTTTCGTGTCTTTAATATCATTTAGAACACTCGCTGTAAAACTCACTTCGTAAGTGTCTGCAATCTCCAGAGTATAACTAAAACGATTTAACAAATCCCTTGTCATGCTGATAATACGGCTCGTTTTGTCAATCTTTAACGGATTATCTACCACACGGATATAGTCACCAATCTCAAAGAAAATAGTGCTTTCGTTTCCTTTCTTTTTCAAAAACATAGGGTCTATTGCGATGCTGTATTTCGTGTTGTTTTGAGAGAGTTTGGCATATTCGTTTTTACCTGCTTCCAAAAGTTTCTCCTCTGCCCTTGTGATATACATTTCAGGCATCACAATATCTGTAATAGTAAACTCATCCCCTACTTCAAAACTGAAAATGGTATTATTGTCAGGGAATTTTTGCCCCCTTTCATCCGTAAATTGCTTTACCTTAAAGCATTTTGTGACATGGTTATAGCCTGTAAGCGTAAGAAGTTCAAAATCATATCCTGCCAAATTCCCTTTATTGAAATGTAGTTTTGCTGGTGTCCCTGCTATCAGATATTTAGTGTTTCCCTCTTGGTCTTTCTCCATAAGGTCAAAATCCATATTAGAAACAAAGATTTCCTGCGTTTTTGATGCTTCATCAAATCTTCCAACCCCTGAAACTATCCCTTTGAAAGTCGGTTTAATATCCTCAAAGACCTTAACCGCTTCTTTCATTCCAAAGAGCCTTATTTTCTCATCATCTTGCAGATAGTCCCCTTGTGATTGAGGCATTCTTAATTTTTCAGAATAGTCCCTATATTTAGATGGGATATTATCGGAACTCCCATACACATAGAGCCTTGTAACCACATCATCCGCCACATTATCCCTATTGATAGAGTAAAGACCATTACCCTTACCATACTCAAAAACAAAATCTTTGGTATTTCCTATTTTCTTAATGTTAAGGGTTTTTGTCCCTGAATTTACATCTTCTTTGATTTCAAATTCTGTATCAAACTCCTTGCAAATCTTTTGCAGCACAGCAAGACAATTTTCATTAGAGAAAGTGAGTGTTTTTCCCTCTGTATTTTTAGGATAGTCTCCTAAAATCCAAGCGCCATTTTCCACAGAATTGATATTGTCAATCAACACTTTAAGAAAAATATCTATTTCGCCTGTCAGTGGAAAATCTGCCGAAGTCTGAAAGCCTGTTTTGTCAAGGTTAAAATAAATCTTCTTGCGTAAAAGATACTGCGCCCCCTCAAAAGTCAAATTGTAGGAATATAAACCTTGTTCTTTAACTACCTTTGGCATTGAATTGAGATAGAAAAAACGACCGCTATACTCTATTTTATCGCCTATATAGAAGTCCAAAGGAGATTTACTTTCTACCTTAATATCTATCACATCCTCTGAAAGAAGCACCTGCTTATGTTGGGCGCTGACAACCCTTCTGATAGGTCTTCTGTTATTTAAATTCAGCGTTCCTGTTCTTTGTATTACAATCATGGTTATTGGTTTTTATCAAATGTTTTTATGCTTTTTTTACAGTGATTTTTGTCTATCGTGTCAAGAATGAATACCAGCACTTTGCCAGCAAATGAAAGCGTGTTATCCCTTTGGTTTTTGCCCAAAACAGAGCTGATAGTTTCCTCCATGTTTCCAAATTTATAGCCTTCTTTTTTCTTTAAAGTCAAGTTAAAAAGAGTTCGGAACTCAGAGTTTCCGAAACGGTCTAAATTGACCGCCGAACTCTTGAAATAGCCTAAATCCTTGAATTTAAGCCCAACTATAAAAAAATTGAGAAACGAAATCGGAAGAAACAGCGCCCACGCCAATAGGAACAACACCAATCCAACTAAAAAATTCACTATCTCTTTCATATCTTATTCTCTTACAATAGACCAATCGGCTGCTTCCGTTTGATATCTTCCTTTTCCTTTTACCCCAAGTAATCCCTGTTTGCATTCTTGAATTGTCACTACATAAAGCCCCTGTCTGAATAGTTCATTGATATAGTCTGTTTCTGATTCAAATTGGCTCTTGTCAATTTTTAAAACTTGAGCCAAAGCATTTAACTGCTCATAGCCAAATGACAAGTCTTCCCTTACAATAGAGCCTATCTCTCTCTGAATTATTACATCTCTCATTTCTACGCTTCCGTCTTCTTGAGCAAATGGCTGCCTTTCGCTAACTTCTTTATAACAGCTGTCGGTAATAACCAGGTTGTATTTCCTTTCCTTTGGTAGATTGGTAATACTGTCTATGGTCATTTTGATAAACCCTATCTTCGCTCCTCCGAAGAAAAACTCTTTGTTAGTTTTTACTGAAATACAATGATTCATGATTTTATTTTTTATTGATTATTTTAAAATTGCTCGTAAATAAACTTTTGAAATACTCTTTCCGTTTGCAATGCTGCTGTGGAAAGGAATACCCTTTTTGCCACTGGAAAGCATTACCGATTTTGCCCCCTGTAATGCCACACTTGTTCCGTCTGAAAAAATAAAATGAAGGTCAAGAATCGCTGTGATAGAATCCAAGTTAGGGATATTGTATATTGCTCTATCATTAGACCCATTATTTTCTCCAATAATTGTCAGGTCATTTTGATTAAATACATTATCAATTTTTGAAGCTGAAACAGTTACCATTATTTCATCGGTATTCGGGCGCCAGTCGGTAGCCTTCGTGCCATGTTCTATTTTCAGTTTTCTGATATCCAAAGGCACATTTGGAGTAGTCATAGACAATAAGAAAAATTCGCTATCTGTGGCTTTTTCCAGTTTTATCCTTGTCCATTTATTTGGTGGAACACTTTTGTTCCAAATCATTACAGCTCCAGAGTGTGAGTGCCGAACATCAATGGATTTGGAGTAAAAACCATCATTAGAACCTTCTATTCTAAACCCATACAGAGAAACAGCCTTGCCACTGGCTGGAGTAACTCTTGTAAACTTTCCTGTTGCATCTTCCATAACCACAGAAGTTCCTGTTCCTGTATCATTAGCACCAAGCATAGGAGTTAAAGTGTTTTTCACTAAATTTTCCCCACCTATTATCACATCATTCAGCATTTTTGTGACTTCTGCTTTTGATATATCAGCAGTTCCTCCTCCGCTGGATGCTGGAATAAATGGTTTTATTGCTTCATAAAACTTTTCAGCTTCAATATTAGAAGCGTCTACACTTGCTCTGTTTTGAATTTCACTCTGCATACTTCCAAGTCTTCCATTGTCTGCTTTCCTGTCTAATTCAGTGAAAGTTTTTTCAAAACATTTTCGGAGTTTTTCTTCTGTAATTTCTCCGTTATTATTGTCGGGAAGAAGTTGGTTGATTTCTTCCAATGTTATTATACTGCTCATTGATTATTGTTTTTTATATTCTAAATCCTTTATTAAACCCTTTTGAAAACGCCCCTGTATTCTTTGGAGGAATCGGAACATTTTCTTTTTGTTTCCAAACTTCCTCGCTGTTTGTTGTCAGTCCTGTGATTTGGTCTATATTCCCTGAAATAGTGATGTAATGCGTGGTTTCCGCATTCGCTCCTGTGTATTTCTGACCTGATAAAACCCTGTTAGGTATTGTTTTATTGATATTAACAATGCCTTTTAGGTTTTCCTCCACGCCATCAATATTTAAAACTACCCAATCAGGCGAAGTAAAAGCCATATTCAAGGCGTTTCCCTTTAAAACAAAGGTTCTTTTAACAGGGTTAGGGTCTTTTATCTTCAAAGTGAAAGAGCCGATAATTTCGCCGTTTCTTATCGTTTTATTCAGCTCTATACTATCAGACAAATAGACATCATAAACCAAGACTTTTCCAAAATCTACAATCAGCCGAGCAAGACCTTCCTTGTCAAATTCCGACATAAGATTATCAAAATTAGCCTTTGTTTTATGCCAATTTTCGCCTCTTATCCAGCCTTTTAACTCTATCTCTCGCTCATCATACTTCGCAGGAGAAAGGTCTATCTGCCTGCCGTGTTGTTCTGCCCAATCATAGGTTTTTCTTGCTTTGGGTTTAGGCTTGTCCAAAAGCCCTTTGGAATCTGAAATATAAACCCCAAAATCTTTGAAAAACTTTCCATTTAGGCTGTAAATCACTTCACTCATTTTCTATAAATCCTGATTTTTGCATTATCAAACTCTTCTACTTCCACTTGAGCATTATCCAAAACATCAACCGACAAAATAGCATAGTCCTTCGCTGTGATTTTGACCTTTGAATTGTGTCTGATGATGATTTGAGCAACCTCAAAATTGTTGTACACCAATTCTACATTAGAGTCTCCGAAAACAGCCAGATGAGTTATGTTTTCTAATATTCCTGAAAAGTCCGTATAAAGACCATACTGCATAATTTCATCTCGATATTTTCTCAAATCTTTCAGTTTAGGGAAGTCATGTTCTTTCGCCCAGTCATCTCCTTTGAAATACATTTCGCAAAGGTTTTTAAGTGTCGGCTTGGCTTTCATTTGCTCATACCACTCACTACATAATCCCAATGCTTTTGCGTGTTCTATGATGTCATTCATAATTATTGGTTTTTATTAAATTCCACTTGCTCTAAGGCTTCCATCTCCTTTTACCTTGCTGTTAAGTTCAGATAAATCTTTTCTCATTTGAAACAGATTAAATGTATTCTGTTCTATCTTAACAAGGGAATCAACAGAGTTTTTCATCGCCTCTAAATTTTGCTTTTGATTCTTTAAAATCTCGCCTGTGTTTATCCTAATGGCATTAAACTGACCTGCCAAGACACTTGCTGTTTCCTCGCTCATCCCCTTTATTGCGCCTTTCAGACTATCATCATTGCTCTCTACTCCCTCAAAAATCTCCTTATACCCCTCTAAAAAAGACTGCATTCCTGCTCCTGCGCTTTTAACCTCTGATTTAAATCTTGCGATGTCTTCTTTGGATAAGCCTTTAAATACTCCTGTGCCGTCCTCATTAAGTCCTGTGGCTTTAAATAGATTTTGTAAAGTCCCCTGCATTCTTTTCTGCAACATCAGGTTAAGCTGGTTCTTCACAAGGTTTTTTATCATATCATTGGCTACTTTTTCCAATGATTGAGCAGCGTTTTCTCCACGGCTAAAAGCATCCACCAAGGCATCTCCGACCTTTGATGCTGCACCTGCTAAATCGGTCTGTAAAACATCTTTTATCACTCCCTCTTTCAGGTCAGAAATAGCCCTGTTAATTGAACTTATCTGTCCTTGCCAGTCAGAAACCTTTCCCCAGTCGGTTTTCTTTTTACTTGCTTCTGCGTTAATCATATTATTCAGAACCACTCTTTGCTGTTCTAAATTTTTGATTAAGTTCGTTTGGTCGGAATATTGCCTTGCATTGAATGCCTTGTTTGCTGCATGGGATAGTTCTTCATAGGCGGTTTTCAATCTATTCAGCGCCCTTTGTTCTCTTTGGATGGCTCTTTCTTTTTTCTTGTCTCCACTTAAAGCCTTGAAAATAGAGCCTATCATTTTGATACCTGATGCCACAGCACCTATATAATTTTGGCTGGCGATATTTTTCGCCATGTCCAACCCTGAATTAGCGATGTTGGTAATGTCTTCCATAGCATCTCTTGCAGCATCACTCATTCCACCGAAAGCATCCGCCAAATCATTAACACCTTGAATAGCATCATTGAACGCAGATTGTGTTTGATTCAAAACATTGGCTAATTTTTTCCTTTCCTCCGCAGCCTTTTTCTCTGCTTCGGTAAGTTCTTTCTGTTTCTTTATAACAGCCTCTATATTTCCGCTGTTCAGCGCCTTGTCAAACTCTTCTTTGGCTTTCTTTTGTTCTGCCAAAGCACTTTTATACTCTTTAAGAGAATTGATTAAAGCCTTAAATGGGTTTCTTGTAGTAGCCGTTTCCAGTCTTGCGATGCCATCTTTTAATCGGTCTAAATCATCAGGCGAAAGGTTTTCTTTGTTTTCTTCCTTAAACTTCCTAAAATGAACTAAAATTCTTTTAAGGGTGTCTTGTGAGAAATACTCTAACTCTCCAAAAGCGATTTTCCACTCATCACCACTCATAAACATATCCATAGACAAACTTCCCAGCTCTCTATTTTTAGCCTCTTCTACCCTTTTCTGCTCTGCTTCGGTCTGCGCCTTTGTCATCAAGTCTGCATATTTTTTGACAATGGCAAGTTCCTTTTCTTTGTAGGTCTGATGCTCTTCTAAAAACTGGCTGTAAGCCTCTTTATACGCTTTTTCCTGTTCATCTAACCTGTTTCGTAGTTCTGCTTCATAGCCCTGACTTTTTTGCTCTGGCGTAAGGTTTTCTATTTCCTCCTTTATCTTGCCTATCTTTTCAGAGAAAGTAGACATACTGCTTAACTGCTCATCTAAACTCTCTTTCCAATTCGTAAAAGGGTCTTTCTCCCCTGTAAGGGAATCCAAAATCTCTTTCAGTTTCTGCCACTGGTTTATTTCATCATCAGATAATTTAACACCTGATAATTGCTTTTTGTCCAAAGCATCAAACCTGCTTTTAATCTCATCAAAATAACTCTTTCCTTTCAGGTCAGAAAACTGATTTTTAGCCGTTTCTTTTCCGTATTTTGCTTCTATCTGATAGCGACCCTTCCACTGCCTTTCCAGTTCGGCAATCTCTTCATCAAAAGATTTTTTGATATACAGCTTTTTGACTTCTGCTATTCGTTTTTCCAGCGCTTCCCTTTTTGCAAGTAGCGTTGCTCGTGTTTTAGCATCAGAAATTAGTGTTTTGTTATTTAGCCTCTCGTTGATTTTAGACAACTCGCTCTCTAACGCACCAAGCGAACCTGCTAATGGAGCATCAGCCTTACTTCTTCCACCTGATTGTTTTTTAGGTTTCTCTGCTTTTTCTGCTTTAATGCTATATGCTTCAAGCGCCTTGTCTGCTTCCTTTATTTGTGAAGAAAGTTCATTCCACTTTGAAGAGCCTATATCTGTTCTTGTCAGCTGTGCAAGTTCTTCTTGTGCTTTGTTCTTTTGATTTTCCCAATCGGTTTTGTTGTATTCGTTTTTAGATTTTTCAGAAGCACCTTCGCCTCCCATTTGCAGAGCGTTTTTAACGCTACCTGCCTGATTTTGAACATATTTAAGCCTTGATATAAGCCCTGCAAAGTCCAACCCATCTATTGCCGTCTGCATTTTTGCAAATTGCGCAGGAATTTCCCCTGCTTTCGCTTTTGCAGTGTCTAATTCAGGATGCGTTTTCTTGATTTTCTCTATAACATCATTTATCTTCTTTTCTTCATCTTTCCAATAGTTTAATTGCTCTTCTAATGGAGCGTTTTGGGACATAATAGCCTCTGCTCGTGACTTTTCAGCTCTTTCTATTTCGGCAATCCCCTTTCTTAACTCCTCTATCCTGCTTGATATCCTTCCATCTGCATCATCTACATTTAAGTCTTTTAATTTCAAAAGGCTATCCATCTCTTTCTTCATATCTTCCAGAGTAGCCTCTATCTTTTTGCCCTGATTCTTTTCTAATTCTTCGTTGAGCTTTTTATGAACCTCTGTAAGATTCATTGCCATAATCTGCTCCTGCGACATATTTTTGAAAGTTTCAGGAGCAATCTCTAAAAGTTTCTTATAAGCCTCTTGCTTTTCGTAGATAGTAGCAGTTTCGCTCTTAATAGTCCCAATTAAATTTTGAGCCTCATTCTTATAATCATCAGTTTCTTTGTTAATCTTCTGAAGTTTCTCCGCTCCGCTTTCTAATGCAGTGTCCAGACTATACAGCACCGCTATAAGCCCCACTGTTCCAGCGATAGCAAGAGCATAAGGGTTCGCCATCATAACAGCATTTAGTTGGCTTTGTAGAGCTATTTGTTTTATTGTCGCTCCTATCTGCAGGTGTCTCGTTGCTACATCATAAACCCCTTGGATATTAGCGATTTTCATTACTGCAACTTGGGTAATTACCGCTGCTCTATATGCTCCATAAGTCCCAACT